AAGAGAACATCTCTTACACGCGGAAGAATGGCTTTAGCAAGTCGAGCCTCATCCTGCCTAACAGCAAGAGTTCAATCATCTTCAAGACCTATGCACAGTTCTTGAACAACGACACCATACTTGAAGGTGCTGAGTTGGGATGCCGCGATCCTAAATGGCTCAACATTGGAGCGTGGTGCGACGAGTATTTGATTGGGCCTGAGCTTCTGGCTACGCTACGGTTCCGCTTGGCTACACGCAATAGCAAGCTTGTGGTTACGTTTACGCCCATTGATGGCTACACAGAGGTTGTGCGTGACTATGTGCAGGGGGCTGAGACGTTGCGTTCTAAGGAGGCAGAGCTTCTTTCTGGACGTGCCGTGCCCTATTTGCAGAAGTCTAAGAATCGTGATGCTGGCATCATCTACTTCCACAGCAAAGACAATCCCTTTGGAGGATATGAGCGTATCTCAAAAGACTTGGCTGGTAGACCGGAGAATGAGATTCTAACCCGTGCGTATGGCATTGCAACGAAGTCAATGTCCACGAAGTTCCCCAACTTTTCCCGCGAGGTGAACGTCATTCCCCATGAGAAGATTGACCTAAAGAACAAGACCAAGTATATGGTTCTTGATCCTGCTGGCAGAAAGAACTGGTTCATTTGCTGGGTGGCTATTGACGAAAGCGACACTTGGTTTGTCTATCGTGAATGGCCGGACAGCAACGTAGGTGATTGGGCTAAGTGGCATGGCGGCAAGTGGTCAAGCGGAGAGGCCGCAAAGGGACTAGGCTATGGCATCAAGGACTATGTTGAGTTAATCACCGGAATGGAGTCTGAGACAAACGACATCATTTTTGAGCGGCTTATTGACCCACGGCTAGGTGCTGCCAAGTACCAGACGCAAGAGGGCGCGTCGTCCATCATAGAAGACCTATCGGATGCTGGGCTTGTGTTCATTCCCGCTCCCGGCATTGACATTGAGGATGGGCTTCAAGCGTTGCAGACCAAGATGTCTTACAACAAGAAGAAGCCAATTGATTCAATCAATAGACCGCATTTCTATATTTCAGATAGATGCCAAAACATCATATCGGCATTGCAGGAATACACAGCAGAGGGCGGGCAAGAAGAAGCTTGGAAAGACCCTATTGATGTGATACGATACTTGGCGGTGAGCGGGGCTAATTATGTTTCTCCAGATTCTATGAAAACCAAGGTTGTATCACAAGGCGGCTACTAATGAAAAAAACTAAACTTAAAATCAAAGCTCCAGTTGACATTGAAGAGGCACAACCTATTGAGTTGGAGGCCGTAGAAGAACCAAAGCGTATGCACGTCTTTGCGGCAAAGGTGCTAAGGCAAGCAATCAATCCACAGTGGATTTACTGCGTTGCCATTGAGCAAGACCTTGGATGCATCCATGTTGCTATCCCGCGCCGTATGACCAATAAGCTTGTCGGCAAAAACATTCAAGTTGAATCAATCACCGACATTACAGGAACCTCCTATCGCTATGTTCAAGGACAACCACATTGATCCAACAACGGACAAGAAGTGGTTGTTAAGTCATTCTGATAGGCTTATAGCCTATGAGTATGCGGTTACGGCAAAGAACAATAGCACCGCAGAGGTTTTTCCTGACGAGCTTGCGGATAAGATAGGCCGTCCTAAAGAATACGTCACCAACATCATAAAGAACGCCATGTCTCACGCAAAAGCGTGCTATCATAACACCTAACACTATGCAAGAAACAAAGTCTCAGCACGCTCTCACATTTGTTGACCAAGAAGGTCCTGACGTTGTTGTGCTGCGCGGAGCGTATGATAAGACGCTCACTGAGCTTTCTACCTATTTTAGCCAATGCATTAGCAGTGGGGATAATCGTCGTTGCAGTTGGCCGGGTAAGTCTATTGATATGCGTAAGCATGGGGCTGACGCCTTCCCTTGGGAGGGTGCTTCTGACACTGAGGCACGCATTATTGATGAGCGGATTAATAACTATGTGTCTTTGTTTACGGCATCGCTTGCGCGTGCAAACATCCGCGCCTATCCTATTGAGCATTCTGACGCTGGTAGAGCACGGGTAGTTAGCGCATTCTTAAAGTGGATGGTGGCTTCTTACATTCCTCGCTTCAAAGAGGAGATGGAGCTTGGGGCAAACTACTTCCTAGAGCGTGGGCTAATGATCACCTACATTGGCTGGGAGCGCACAGAAAAGAAATATCTCCAGAAGATTGATCTGAATCAAATTGCAACCAACTCGCCGGATTTGGCTAGGCTCATTATCGACGGCAAGAATGACGATGAAATCATCGAGATGTTCAAGTCGGTATATCCAAACCTAGTAGACAAACGCGCAAAGAAGGCGTTGAAAGAGCTTCGCAATGAGGGCGTCAGTGAGATTCCCGTAACGCGAATGTCGGTTGATCGTCCGTTCTTGCAAAGCTGTGCTCCTGACGGAGACGTGTTCTTCCCGTCCTACTGCATTGACCCACAGCGCGCCCCGTATGTTTTCTATCGCACATTCCTATCGGTTCAGGAAGTGTTGTCCCGCGTCACCTCAAGCGGATGGGACGAGTCTTGGGCGGAATACATCTGTTCCAAATATCGGGGCGTAAACACCTACAATCTGGATGGCGTGTACGGAAGTCGCGGCAGTACCAGCAATCGCACTCGGCAGCAATACAACGCCAGTGAACTCATTGAGGTTGTCTATTCGTTCCAGCGTCTCATTGATGACGAGGACGGCTCCGAGGGCATCTACTGCACGGTTTTTCACCCCAAGTTCTCTGGTGCCAGTGACGTAAAGGGGTATGCCAAGTTTGAGCTTCTGAACGGGTACAACGACTATCCCTTCGTTGTCACACGCCTTAGCAACAGCTCCAAGCGGATGTATGACGTTGAGACGTTCTCCGACCTTCTTCGCGGGCCGCAGGATCAAGTGAAGGCAGAGCGTGATAGCCGGACCGATCGCAACAGTTTGGCAACTTTGCCGCCAATTCTCCATCCCCCCGGCAATGCGCCTACGGACTATGGCCCCGGCAGATACATCCCGATTCGTCGTGCGGGCGAGATTAGCTTTGGCCCTACGCCACCCTACAATCCCGGCTCAATTGAGATGGAGCGCACAATGATTAGTGCGGCGGATAAGATTGTCGGACTTGACGTTGCCGATCCCCTGTCTTCGATTCGCCAGCAGTATTTTGTAAACAAGTTTCTATCGCACACTCAGGATGTCATCAAGATGGCGTTCAAGTGCTATCAGCGATTTGGCCCCGATCAAGTGTTCTTCCGCGTAACGGGAGTTGCTGATCCAATGCAATTCGATAAGGGTAATCCAGATGAGGACTTTGACATCAAGATTAGCTTTGATGTCTTGAATAATGATCCAGAAACGCATGAGGCGCGACTAGCTCAATTTGTTCAGTTGCTTCAATTGGACAAGAATGGCCGTATTAACACTGACAGTTTGCTTGAGCACATGGCTGGGTCTATTGACCCAATCATGGCTGACGCCGTTTTGCAGCCAGCAGAGCAAGCATCGCAGCAAGTGGTTAAAATGGTCACTGACGATTTGGCTAAGATTTTCGCTGGCATTGAGATGCCTGCACGTCCTAACGGTGCTCAAGTTGCCCTGCAAGTGATCCAGCAATATGTCGCACAGCAAGACGTGGCTCAACGGCTAGAGCAGGACGAGACATTCCGTGGCCGTCTAGAGAAATACGCCCAGCAGTACCAATTTGCCCTCACTCAGATGCAAAATGCTCAGATTGGCCGCATTGGAACAGCTCCAGCGCAAATGGGGCAAATGAACACCCAGAATGTTCAGTAGGCTCAGTGGCCTAAGTTGCCAGTGGCTTTCACTTCGTGATGAATCTTATTCGATCCTAATTTAAAGCGGGAATAGTTGCTACGCAAAATCAAAAGAACCCCCAAAGAAAGGGGGAGTTTGAGGGGGATTTGTGAGTTGTTGTCAAGCAAAAAGTGTTGACAGGTAATTTTTATTATTATTTCTGATAAGACATGAATATTTTCAATAAGAAGCATCCACTTGAGCAGCAGATGGCATTCCTCTCGGATCGCGAACAATTCTTGGATTTCTTAGATTGGATTTCCGCTGGTCGTGAAAGTGCCATTAGCCAACTGCAACGAGCACCAGAAGGACGGCTTCGTGAGATTAGTGGAAAGATTCAGGTGTACGACGAAATCCTAGGGCTTTGCAATTACAACAATTTGTTAATGAAGCGTGCAGTTCGTATGTCTCACGGATTGCCCGCATAGTCTTGTGATATACT